AACTTCTATGGGCTCGCAGATTGATTCTCTTGCTTACATTAACGAAGGTTCAACCAAGCGCAAAGAAATCCTTGCTAAGTTCCTTGATCTTGAAGTGTTCGAAAAGAAATACAAGAAAGCCAAAGAAGACGCCGCTGATTTAAGAGTGGCTATCAAAAAGCTGAAGGACCGAGAGTTTGGGATAGAACTTAAAGACAAAAGAAAAGAGCTTGCCTTAAACGAAGCAAAGATCGATGTCCGAAAAAGAGAAGCAGGACAACTTAAAGAACAAACTCAAGACTTTCGGGAAAGCGTCTTGGCTTTGGATACAAAGATTAATTCCATTCCTGATGACGTAATCGAGATACAGAACGTCCTAGAAGAGATAAAAGAAAAGAAACAAGAACTTCGTGCGATCTCTAACAAAGAAAAAGATTACATGGACGAAATAGCGGAAAAGCTTGAGTTTATTAAAAAGTTTGAAAGCTTTCAGGAAGTGTTTGATATAGATCAGGCTTCGGAGAATAAACAACTTGGAGAAGACCTTAGTTCAGAGATTGATAGCTTGGCACGAGATGTAGAGGTTTTGGAGCTTAAGTTCAATAATCAGTCCAAAAAAGCATCTCTTTTGAATGAAGTCCCTTGCGGTCCAAAATATTCCTCGTGTAAGTTCATTAAAGACGCCTATGACGCATCTTCTAAGGTGGAGAATACCAAGGTGGCTTTAAAAGAGCTAAGGATGTCTAAGGGGCAAAAACAAGCCGATTTGATTGATTTAGATCACGAGAAGAATAATGAAAGAATTGAAAAATACGCAAGAGCAAAAGAAAGAAAGAACAAATACGAAAAAGAAATCAAAGATATCAAGCTAGATATCCAACGAAACAAGACTAAATCGTTACAGATAAACAACCATCTCGATGGTTTAATAGACAAAAGAGAAAAATACGAAGACAACAAAGAAGCCATTGAGAACTTACAGGTTCTAATCAAAGAAAAGAATCGATTAGAAAAGATTATAAGCATAAATGAGGTTGCAGTAGAAAAATCTTCGGATGGCTTACTTGAACTTTACAAGACAAATGGTTCTCTGGAACAACAACACAAGCAAATAGAACTAGAACAAAAGGAATACGAGAGCTTAAATACCAGCTTCTCTACCTATGATCTTTATATGAAATGTATGCACTCTAATGGGATTGCTTTCGATCTGATTAAACAAAGCTTACCGATTTTGAACCAAGAAATACAAAAGATCTTATCGAATGTTGTGGATTTTGAGGTTTCGTTTGAAAATGAAGATAACAAGCTTGATATTTTGATTAAACATCCTAAATACGATTCTCGACCAATCGAGATGGGTTCAGGTGCGGAAAAGACAATCGCAGCCATGGCTATCCGTCTCGCTCTCTTGAATGTATCAACTCTTCCGAAAGGTGATATCTTTATTCTTGATGAACCAGGAACAGCCCTTGATGAAGAAAATATGGAAGGGTTTATTCGTATATTGGACATAATTAAGAATGAGTTTAAGACAATTTTTCTCATTTCACACTTAGAGGTCTTAAAAGACATTGTAGACAAGCAAATAATCATTAACAAAGAAGATGGTTATGCTAAAGTAAATGAATAAAGGAGATAAAAAATGGAAAAAGTTAAAGCATTTTTAGATAGAATGATCGAGAAAGCCATTAGTCGCAAGTTCCTAGCCTGGGTTACAGCAACAGTCTTAGCTGCTTACAGTCATATCGATTCTGGCGATTGGGTTGCTGTGACTACTATGTACATCGGCTCAGAGGCTCTTGTTGACCTAGCAACACGCTGGAAACACGGAGCATGAAATGACACTCTTTTTTAAAAAAGCGTGGACTTGGACCAAGAAACACTGGTATTATCCAGTTCTTGGTCTTCTTTTTATCATCTTACTTATTATTTGCCCATTCTGCGGCGGAAAAGATAATAAGATTTTACAGATGTTCCGCGCCAGCAAAGAAAGCTATAAAAAAGAAGTAGACGTTATCAATAAGGCGGAAGAAGACAAAAATAAAAAGAAAGATGAACTTTACGAGAAGTATTTGGATACCATGAAAAAACTAGCGGAAGAAAAGAAAGTGGACATGGATCAGCTTTCCAAAGAAAAGAAAAAGAAAATGGATGAGATGGTAAAAAAATACAAAGGTTCACCAGACGACCTAGCTAAAGACTTAAGCGAAATGCTGGGGGTGGATTATGTGGAGTAAAATCTTGTCTATTTTGTTAAGCATCGTATTGGTTTGTTTGCCTTTCTCTGTCTACGCAGGAGAAGCAGAGCCAGATGATAGCCTTATTAACGATGGAAAGGTTACAGTCCTTTCTCAAGGCGCAAAAGCCCCCTTTACAGGCATTCTATTTGACATTCCAGCCGCTACCAAGTTAAAGCTTGATAAAGAGTTCGCTCAGAAAGAGTTTGAACTAAGACTAGATTTAGAAAAAAAACTCTTAACCACAGAACACAATCTAAAACTTGGGATAGTTCAGGCTAATCTTGACTCATTAAAAACCAAACACGACGCTCTTATGAAGATAAAATCAGAAGAGATAGATAGACTACAAGAAATAATCAAAGACAATCCAAACGATTGGAACCAAGTTTGGTTTATTGGAGGCATCGTAGGAGGATGCCTTCTTTCGCTCGGCGTCTATTACGCAGCAGTCGAGATTAGTAAGTGAAAGAAGAAGACCCACATTATGTTGTCAAGTTAGAAAAGGCTATAGCCGAAAAATATGGTAAAGAAGCCATTCAGAATCCCAAGTCTGGCTGGACACCTGAGAAAGAAAAAGAATATATTGAACAAGTAAAGAAAATCCAAGAAAAGAGAAACCAAAAACAAGAAGCCTCAGAAAAGGTTGAAACTAATGGGTTTTTGATCAATAAAAAACTACTTAATAGAGAACAAAAAAGAAACTGTCCTGTTTGCGAAAGTTATTCGCTAGAAATGAAAGATGATGTCTATATGACAAAATTTGAATGTTGTTTTAAATGTTACATACAATACGTAGAAGATAGAGAGGAACGTTGGAAAACAGGATGGCGTCCAAACACAGGAGATAAAGATAATGTCTAGCAAAGAAGATTTAGAAGTAATCAGAGCAATCGGTCAAGCAGCAGCAAACGCTTATGACGGAGCTTTAGATGATAAGGGAGAGCCCATTGTAGTTGGTCTTTCTCGTGATGTAGGTAACCCAACCATTGATAGCCGTATTGTAGATGGTTTCAAAGTAAAAATGGTTGGAAAGCAGCTTATGATTTCCTATCAATCTGACGTTTTTTTAAAGGATGTTCATGATAAAGGTTTTGAAAATGACCTTGAAAGAAAAATGGGAGACATTGTTTCTTACCTCAAAAAAGAGTTTAAAAAGATCACAAAAAAGACACTTAACTTAAAATCTCTTGGAGATGTAGATGCCCTAGTACAGCAGACTTCCCGCGTTCGAGTTTTTGTTGTAGCTACCAAGACCTATGAAATAGGGAATCTTTCTAGTGTTGACACTGTGGAGGGTGATTCGACAGTGAAAAATCTCAATCGAAACTTCCAAGATTTCCTCGCAGAAGGTGCATGGAAAGCTTAGTAGACAATATAATCAAAAATTAATGTCTTATAAGTTAACTAAAAAAGAAATATTATCTGAGATTGTCAAAGCGGGAAAAGACCCATCTTACTTTATTAATAGCTATGCGAAGATATCACACCCCCTCCACGGTTTGATTCCTTTTAAGTTATATGACTTTCAAGAACAACTTTTACATGATTTCAACGATCATCGCTTCAATGTAATTTTGAAAGCAAGACAGTTGGGGATTTCCACTATTTCTGCGGCATACATCGCTTGGCTGATGATGTTCCATAGAGATAAAAACATTCTGGTTATTGCTACGAAGTTTGGAACAGCAGCAAACCTTGTAAAAAAAGTGAAGGCTATTATCAAGTATCTTCCTCCATGGATGAAGATTGCTAATATTCATATCGATAATAGAACTTCCTTTGAGCTTTCTAACGGTTCTCAGATTAAGGCTTCTTCAACTTCCGCAGATGCAGGTCGTTCAGAAGCTTTGTCTCTTTTGGTCGTGGACGAGGCTGCACACGTCGATGGTCTTGATGATCTGTGGACAGGTCTATATTCTACTCTATCAACTGGAGGTCGCTGTATCGCCTTGTCCACTCCAAATGGGTGTGGAAACTGGTTTCATCAAACTTATATCGACGCCATCGCAGAGAAGAATGATTTTTACCCCACAAAGCTTATGTGGGACATACATCCTGATCGTGACCAAGAATGGTTCGAAAAAGAAACCAGGAACATGTCCAAAAGACAAATCGCCCAGGAACTTGAATGCAACTTTAACATGTCAGGAGAGACAGTTTTTCATCCTGAAGATTTGGTTCATATTACCGCCAATATTAAACCTCCTAAGTACAAAACAGCTTTTGATAGAAACTTTTGGATATGGGAAGAATACCAACAAGAGTTTACGTATCTTATATCCGCCGATGTAGCCAGAGGCGACGGAAAAGATTATTCTACATTTCATGTTCTTAAAGTAGAAACTAATGAAATCGTAGGAGAATATCAAGGAAAGTTAACACCAGATATTTTTTCTGGTATACTTTATGACGCGGGTAAAGAATATGGAGATTGCATGATAATAGTTGAAAACTTGCAAGCTGGACATACTGTCTTGAACAAGTTATTAGAAAAAGATTATCCCAATGTTTATTATTCTTACAAATCTACACATGAGTATGTAGATCAGGTAACAGGTGAACATTCTAACAGCGCTGTCGCTGGCTTCACTACTACCAGTAAAACTCGTCCTCTAATAATTGCAAAAATGGAAGAATTCATTAGAAATAAACTACTTACGATATATTCGACAAGATTACTTGAGGAGATGAAAACATTCATTTGGCACAATGGTCGCCCGCAAGCAATGAGAAAGTACAATGATGACTTGGTTATGGCTTGCGCGATTGGCTGCTGGGTTCGTGAAACTGCATTCGAAGCAAATAAAAAAGACCTAGCATATAAAAAAGCGTGTCTGGACGCAATGATATCCACAAACACTACGATAAACACAGCGATTCCTGGCATGCAAGGATACAAATCACAAAAACAAGAAAAACAACTTAAACAGTATAAAGATTACAACTGGCTTTTAAAAGGTTAATAAATGGCTAATAGAAAAAATACAAGAAATCCGCAGAGTACTCTCTTTAAACAACTTACTAGATTGTTTTCTGGTCCTATAACTGACTATAGAAGACAAAACCCCAGAAAGCTCCGACGCCGACAGTTGGACAAGTTTAATTTTCAATCTGCGGGTGGCTTGGAGTTCAAGAAAAGCGCTTATGATCCATACAAAAACCTTGGAGCTAATTTTTTCAACAATCAAAGTCGTATGGAGAGATATCTTGATTTTGACCAAATGGAATACTCACCAGAACTTCATTCAGCATTAGACATTTACGCTGACGAAATGACTACTTCTAATGAGTTTAGCCCTCTTCTGACTATTAATTGTCCTAACGAGGAAATCCGCTTTACTCTCGAAAATCTCTACCATAATATTCTCAATATTGATTTTAATCTTTTTGGGTGGTGTCGAACGATGTGCAAGTATGGAGATTATTTTCTTTATCTTGATATTGATGACGAAACCGGCATTAAAAATGTTATCGGTCTTCCAGCAAAAGAGATCGAAAGACTAGAAGGCGAAGACCCTAAAAATCCAAACTATGTTCAGTTCCAATGGAACTCGGGCGGTTTAACTTTCGAAAACTGGCAAATGGCTCATTTCCGCATCCTTGGAAATGATAAACATGTTCCTTACGGGACATCTGTATTAGATCCCGCTCGACGTATTTGGCGTCAACTTACCCTTCTGGAGGACGCAATGATGGCTTATCGCATCGTCCGCGCACCGGATAGAAGGGTTTTTTACATTGATACGGGCAATATTTCACCCGAAGATGTTGAACAATACATGCAAAAAGTTATGACACAAATGAAACGGAACCAGGTTGTGGACTCCGACACAGGTCGCGTCGATCTTCGTTACAACCCCATGTCTGTCGAAGAAGATTACTGGGTTCCTGTGAGAGGACAAACAAATACTCGCATTGAAAACCTCCCAGGAGGAACTTACACAGGCGACATTGACGATGTTAAATACTTGAGGGATAAACTCTTCAGCGCAATTAAAATCCCCGCTTCTTACCTATCATCGACTGACGAAGGAGGAGAAGATAAAACAACTCTCTCCCAAAAAGATATTCGTTTTGCCAGAACGATCCAGCGACTTCAAAGAGCAGTTATCTCAGAGCTTGAAAAGATTGGA